AATGCCAAAGGTATGACCGTGCCCCGTCACACGGCAAGCTAGACGTGCATCGATAGAGAAGTACGACCATTTCACAGTGATCGGTTTACTCCATCGCACGACTTTCACCCATCGGATCCCGTCTTTCCATTTCCAGGTTTGCTGCAATCCGTGGAGGACCGAGTCGCCGAGGCGCCTTGGACCACCCACAGAACGGAGCCGTTCTGGGAGATGGTGACGTCGAATCCACTCAAGAAACCAAGGAGAATCAACCCCACAGTTATCAAGAGCCTGACTTGCACCGTTGTGAACGGTGTAGATCTTTTGGGTGCCATAGCTTAATGTGTCCTTGAGATAGAACCCCCTCACGGGGTGTCCCTTGAAGAAGTCACCGCCACATGATTCCCTGAAGGAACCAGTGACGAAGGTCTTCGACGAGTTGGTCTCAAAGCCACACCACCGCAATGTATCGACTACGATCTGCGCGCAGCCGGTGGGGACAATAATGTCATCACCGAACACAAACAGATCGTGTCCGAGCACACCCGATTCGCCTTTCAACTCAAGACAAACCGAGCAGATTGCTGCAAAGATGCAGGTCTCGAGCTCGAACGTGTAGCCGTTCCCCATACTGCTGAATTTCTCCAGCAGATGCCACTTACCGTCGACCTCAGTCTTCGTTGACCTTAAGTCTTCGAAGATAGAAAGCCAACGAGTGCCCCGAAACAGAACCCTGACCAGGTTCCTACAGAGGGAATCGCTTGCATTGGATAGATCGATCGTGGCAAAAGAACCGTCAAAACTCGCACGCTTGGCCACCTCTCGGTGGATCGACGCACAGGTGTTGAGATCCCAACCAGTGTTGCGACGTAGCATTCTGCGCAGGCAGGAACCGACGGCGAGCTGAAAATAGATATTCAGCGAACCTTCGATTGCTATCCCACGGTCAGTCAGCGCGGTCTTAGGAACCGTTGTGAAACGATTTCCGGCAACAACGACCAAACTATCATCTAGGGTAGTACGATAATTTGAGGCCATAATTGCGCCCCACTTCGTACCAACGATGTTGGCAAGATACCAACACGCCCCAGATGTCAACGTGATCTTCTCGTCATATTTATCCGCAGCCGTTGGTGCCGCGACTTGACTTGAGAAGGTCGTGCCCGGTCCGTGGCGAGCAGCCTTTTGAAGCTGTTCGTCAGTGGGACCGGTTCCCAACCATTCAAGGAGCCTCAATCTAACCCTGCGGAGAAAGACCGCAGGCGCGTCTCCCGAGAGAGGGGACACGAGAAATCGAGACAACCGTTCATTGGCGTGGTAACACGACGCCTCACCGGCCTTCCAAGATGACAGGCACGCGGCTCGACGCTGTTCCTTATTAGAACCCGGAACATCTGGGTTCTTCTTAAGGAAGGTTACAGCGGCATTCGCACGCGCGTAGCTCTCTGGATAAAGGTCGTTGAAGTGTTCAGGCTTGGCCTTAGCGGCCAAAACCTCTGCCCACTGATCAGCTTTCCCGAGTAGGTAGAGCTTCAGGGAAGTGGGACAGTCAAGTTGCGCCCAGTACTGGAACGCGGTCTCCCGCAAAACGTGGAAAGACATTGGAACTCCCGTTCAGTTCAGTGACATCGGGATCACGAAGGCGAAAAGCCGGCTTGGAGAGCCGACACAATCGTCGCGTGGTCCAGACAGTTGATGAACTGAGAAACGGCCTCGTTCTGTTCAGACGGGGGGATGTCGCTGGGAAGCGTCATCTCCAGACGTCCGACAGTACGGCTGACCGACTCATACCGGTTCGTCGTGCTGTTCAGCACCGCGTACGGCCGCTTGAACTCGAGGACACCACGGCGAGCCGTGTTGTTCCCGTTCCAAACGGTCGACATGGTGAGAGTCGCCCGATGACCGGTGGGGAGTCCGGCGGCGGCGCCGGTGTCCTGTCGCCACTGAGCCTTCTGGCCATCTGCACCGGCGGGAGCCAGTGCGTCAAACACGATGTCAGTGGTACCGTCAGCTTTCTTGACGGTGAGTGAAGCCATTGCTGGCATGGTTACCTCGCAAACGGAGAGTGAGTTTTGCCTCCGAGGACTGTAGATACGAGAGCGAGCGCTTGCGCACCGCGCTCCATGCTAAAGCCTTTGAAGGGCCGGACAATGAGCGTAGGGCCGGAGATGCCCAGGGAACGCACCATTTCCACACTATGTTGATTCACGGTGTTGTGAGTGGTCGTGATCTTGGTGCCTTCAGTTAAGACGGCATTGTAGACCCGATTCCTCGCTCCACTATGAAACTTGGTCGTGTGAGGGTGTATCATTAGCACCCCAAACCAGTCCGTAAAGGAACTGATCACCTGCTCCACGTTGACGAACCAGTCAACAATGAAGCTAAAAGGCATCAACTTCCAGGGCAAGGCCAGGTCGATTAAACCCAGTTGGTTCGCCAAGAAGATGTTCGGATTCACTACCTGAACTCCAACTCTGATCGTCTCCTGCAAATCGATACTAATCACTTCGAACGTTGTATCCCATGAGTTGGGATTCCCCGTGCGGATGAAAGACCGGCGCAGAATGCGTTCATGAGCAGAGGCTCTTAACCAACGGACCCCAGGGTCCCCGGTGAGAATGGTCATGCTATCCTGAAGGTCCGAGATCAGCGGTTTAACGCCGTACTCGAACTCCAGGAAGTTAGCAGCGACCCCTCTACGCCGAGAAACGTTCTTTGGTTCGCGAGTCAGATTAAGAGCGGCAGCAGCGCGGTCAAAACGACCACGCTTAAGGTCCAGCACCACATCCTTTAATGTCGAGGCGTACTGAACGACGAGCTGACGGGTTTTACCCGCCTGCGCGATGTTCTCAGCCCAACCCGACGAATCGGACAACTTAGCACGTAGTTTCTCATAGGCCTTATTATGGACCGCTGAGGATACTCGTGTATAGTCTGGGTCCGACGTGAACCCCCACGTCTGCTTATTCAGCGACGAGGTTTGCGTTACCGTCCCATTCCAACTAACCTGGCTCGACAAGTACGAAATACCGAAGTACTTGTACAAGATGTAAGCCAGGGGCTGGTTGTAGGGCTTCGCCTGACGATAGCCTTGTTTGACTATGTCAGTGAAGGAAGCGGTAGGGTACGTCGTAAACGGCCCTGTGACTGGAGCAACCATCTGTCCTCTCCGATGGGGGGTTTCCCCCCATGAACACTTACAGCCAAAAGCTGCAAGTAGACCCACCCGGATCACAAGGATTACACTACGAGAAAGCGTTTTTGGTCCAAGCAAGCAAGTAAGTGAACGCTGATCAGAGAGTCTGGTTGATTTTGCCAGACGCCATCTCTGAGCACGGGAACACTATGCAAGCCCACCGAACCGCATCTTCTCCCAGTGGTTTTCCTAAGCTTCGCTAAGCATTTCCAAATTCAAG